GATGAATCGAGCCACAGTACAGACCGCTCAGGAAACGGCCCTGCAAGAGGGGCTTATTCCCCTCATGACCTGGGTCTCGGACCTGATCAATTTTACCATCACCAAATTTCACGGAATCACAGATCTTGAATTTACCTGGAAGGAAGAAAAAGACATTGATCCCCAGATCCAGGCGCAGATTGACGAAATCCATCTTCGGACCGGGATCAAGAGCGTGGATGAGGTCCGGGAATCCCTGGGGATGGAACCTATTGACATCAATAAGGCCACCAATATGGTTTACACGGGCTCCGGCCCGGTTTTGCTTATAGACATTCTTGTTCCTCCTGAACCTGTTCCTGCTGTAGCTCCTCCCCTGGCCGGGGCTGAACCTGTGGCCCCAGGTGCGGTCCCGGCCCTTCCTCCTGATAAAGTTCCACAAGGAACGGAACCGGGAGCGCAAGGAGCGTTGAAACTGGAGAAGGGTAAAAAAAAAGTGATTAATCCGCCCAATCCAGAAAGAAAAGTCGTGAAGCAGGCCAGGGCTAAGCTCAAGAAGACCCTGATAGGCCATTTTGGGGCGTTCGCCGAGCAGACGGCTAAGGACCTGGGGCCGGCCATTAAAGCCGTCCAGAAAGTAGATAGGGACGTTATTGATAGGATTTTGGATGAGATCGACTTCCAGGGCTGGTCGGTGTTGATAGATCCCGTGGCCGAAAGTCTTGAGACAGTATTTAGGGACGCCGGACTCGATGCCTTGAAAAAGATGGAGATTCGGGACAAGGGCATAACGGATCTGGTCAATGAAGATTCCCTGGCCTTTGCCAGGGAACGGGCGGCTGAAATGGTGGGCATGAAATTCACAGACAGCGGGAAGTTGGTCGAAAACCCTACTGCCCGCTGGGTCATCTCGGAAGATACCCGGGAAATGCTCCGGGGCCAGGTCCAAAAGGCTATCGAGGAAGGATGGAGTACCAAGCACCTGGCCGACGAACTTAAAGGCAGCCATGCCTTTTCGGATTCAAGGGCGGATATGATATCTCGGACGGAACTCAAAAAGGCAGACAATATGGGAAACATTGCCGGGTATCGGGCCAGCGGGATCCCGCTTGATAAGGAATGGCAAATGTCGTCTGATCACCCGGAGTCAGATGATTGCGATGACAACGAAAGTGATGGCTGGATTGATCTGGATGAGGCCTTTTCGTCTGGTGATGATTCGCCGCCTAATCATCCAAATTGCGAATGCTCCCTGGGAATCAGACTGAAAGAATAAGAGGAGGAGGAATAAATCATGAACATTTTTGCCGACATTGTGAAAATCGATCCGGACTTAAAAATGGTTTACGGATACGCCACCACGGAAGCCCTGGACAGTCAAGGTGAGCGGGTGAGCAAGGAGGCCGTCGAAGCCGCCCTTGAGGATTATCTCAAGTGGGCCAATATCCGGGAGATGCACAAAGCCAGTGCCGTAGGGGTAGCCAAGGAGGCCGCCCTTGATGACAAGGGGCTTTATATTTCGGCTAAGATCGTGGACCGGGACGCCTGGGATAAGATCAAGGAAGGAGTTTACAAGGGCTTTTCTATCGGGGGCAAGAAGATCGCCAAGGAAGAAGAAACCGGACTCATTACAGCCCTGAGCCTGACTGAAATCTCCCTGGTGGATCGCCCGGCAAATCCAGAATGCAAATTTGACGTATGGAAAGCTGAAGGAGGTGGGGAAGAGATGAAGAAAAAAAATCTGGAAAAGGTGGACGGCAACCTGGCCAAATACGCCGGAGAGGAGATCTTGGACGCTCAAACTGCCATTTATGCCCTGAGTAATATTTCCTATCTGTATCTCAAGGAGATGCAGGAGGGACACCCGGAAGCAGCAGCGCAGACCGAACAACTCAAGGTCGTGATCGAGAACCTGAAAAATTTCATCGCCTCCGAAATCATGGAGATGGCTCCGGGAGATGTGATCAACCTGGCGGAAAAGACCGGAGACTTGAAAAAGGCCGGCGCACGACACAGCAAAGACGATCAAAGTAAAGTGCAAACCATTCACGACCATGCGGTCACCCTGGGTGCCGACTGTTCGGGATCACAGAAAGGAGAATTAGATATGGATTTGAAAAAAATGGAAGAGGTAACAGACCGCCTGGCAAAGGCCGAGGAGCGGATTACTAAGGTGGAGGAAGAAAACACCCTTCTTAAAACCGAGAACGCCGACCTCAAGAAACAGGTTGAAGAGCTCAAAAAGGAACCCGAAGCTCCGAAAGGTGCGCTGAAGGTGGTCGGCAAAGAAGCGGATGACCTCCTGACCAAAAAGGAAGTTATCGAGGAACCCAAAACACCCCTTGAGGCGATCAGGAAGATCCATCAAGAGGGTGGATATAAAATCTTTAAGTAATCAATTTTCCCAAAAAGGAGGAAAAAGAAATGAACGTAACACAAGAAACCATGGAACTGATCAAGGCCGCCATGAAAGATCCTAATTCTGAATTGGCCAAGGCCTGGGCGCAGTCCGGCAGCGCCATCAGCGGTATTACGGCCTATGATCTGGAAGCGCCGGCTAAAAAGCTTTATCCCGTCATTACCCCGTTGCGAAACAAGATTCCCCGCGTGTCTGGAAGGGGCGGCATTCAGGCCAACTGGCGAGCCGTGACCGGGATCAATACCGGAGGGATGTCTCCGGGCGTCTCCGAGGGAAATCGGTCCGGGGCGATCACCACCACGACTGCCGACTACCTGGCTGCTTACAAGGGGCTGGGTCTGGAAGACTACGTGAACTTCGAGGCCGAGTATGCTGCACAAGGCTTTGATGATGTCAAGGCCCTGGCTGTAGAAGGTCTGCTTCGTTCTCTTATGATCGCCGAAGAAAAAGTCATCCTTGGCGGGCAGGGAACCTGGGCACTGGCTCAAGTAACCGGCCTGGCTACAACCCCGAGTAACAGCGGCGGGACCTGTACCGCTGCCCATAGTCCTTACTCGGTCCAGTGCGTGGCCTTGACTCTGGAAGGCTATCTAAAGGCATCTGTTGTTTTAGGGATTCCTCATGCTGACACCCGTTCCAATATGGACGGCACGACCGAATCCTATAACGGCGGATCCTCACGAAAATCTTCCGCTGTTACTGCCACCATCGCCAGCGGTTCGAGTGGAAGCATCGCCGCTACCGTCACCGCCGTCAAGGGTGCCGTGGCTTATGCCTGGTTTTGGGGAGCTTCCGGAGCTGATGTTCTCCTGGGCGCTATCACCACGATCAACAGCGTGGTCATTACCACAGACGTAGCGACCGGGACTCAGAATATCACCGCCCTGGCCGATTCCGATCACAGCGCTAACAGCCTGCTTTTCGACGGCCTCATCGCTCAGATCTGCAAGAGCGCCAGCGGTGGGTACTATGTGGCCCAGGCCACCGGGACCGCCGGAACCGGGACCCCTCTGACCGCCGATACCGTGGGGGGCATTACGGAAATTGACGTTGCCCTGAAATCCTTCTGGGATAATTACAGGCTGTCTCCCTCGACCATCTGGGTTAATGCCCAGGAGCAAAAAAACATCAGCGTGAAGATCCTTACCGGATCGAGCACCGGAGCACAGCGCTTTACCTTCGATGTGACCCAGGGACTGTTAGCTGGTGGAACCATGGTCCGGTCCTATCTGAATAAATACAGCATGGACGGGGCAAAGGAGATCCCGATCAAACTTCATCCGAATTTTCCTCCGGGGACTATTCTTTTCGACACCGATGCGATTCCTTATCCCCTGAGCAATGTCTCCAATGTGCTCCAGATGAAGATGAGACGGGAGTATTACCAAATCGAATGGCCCGTCACCAAGCGGCGCTGGGAGTATGGCGTTTATATGGACGGCGTGCTTCAGAATTACTTTCCGCCCGCCTTTGGGGTGATTTCCAATATCGGGAACGGTTAGAGGACGTGCAATAAATGGCTACCGGCGATTTAACAACCCTAAACGACGCAAAGACCTTTCTTCAAATCAACCCGGAGAAATTTACCGACGACGATCTTTTGAAGCGTCTCATTACTGCGGCCAG